AATGGCTTCCGTTATGGCGAAACAATCCGCATATGCGGGTATGAGGGCTGACCAATTAGCGCAAAATCTATTAGGGCAGTTTGATAATTTGCTTGAATACCAAGCCCGCCGCATTGCCCGAACCGAAACGGCAAAAGCCCAAGCCGCATTAACCCAAACAAGGGCGCAAAACTTGGGCATCAATTGGTACGTTTGGAGAACCGCCGGGGATGGTATGCGGGTAAGGGATTCACACAGGCACATGGAAGGCGTTTTGGTTGCTTGGGGAAATCCCCCAAATCCTGAAAGCCTGAAAGGGCAAGAAAATTCCCACGGCCCATATCACGCCGGGAACATTTGGAATTGCCGCTGTTATGCCGAACCGCTTATTGATATTGATTGGATAGAGTGGCCCCATAAAGTTTATATTGGCGGCACAATCCAAATGATGAGTCGAGAACAGTTTGTTGCGCTTGAAGCTGACCCGTTGGCATATAACAGCAATCAGGCGGCGCAACCAAATGTAAATAACAATGGACTTGATACCCCGAACCAAGCTATAATGAGTAATGACCCCATCGAAAACGCCTTGAATACTCAAAAGGGCAATCCGATGGAAACCACGGAAGCCAATGTTGGCGCAAATCCGAATTTTAACCAAGGGCATGAATTTCAAGTTAATTGCCAACGGTGCGTTCCGGCGTTTGAGTTGCGGAAACGGGGCTTCAATGTCACGGCGAAACCCAAGCCGCCCAACAACACGATAAATACAAGTGTAAGTTGCTTTGATTCTTCGTTGACTTGGACGCAAGGGCGGGTTGATTTGATGAAGCAGTTAAACGCCTTCCCCGATGGCGCAAGGTTCGGCATACGGCAAAATTGGAAAGGTACGAAACAAGGAGCGGCGGGGCATACCTATGTTGCGGTTAAAGAAAACGGCGTTATCCGATTCATTGACCCGCAAACGGGAAACCTTGATTGCAGTAATTATTTAAGCCGGGTAAAGCGTGGAACATTGGCGTTTTTCCGCATGGATAATATAGCCTTCAAACCGGGGCTTGATTTGAATGATATTGTAGAGGTGATGAGATAATGACCCCAAAAGAAGCCAAGCGCATTTTGCAAAAGTATCTTGATGAAAAAGATACCGCATTTGAGGATGACAACGGCAAGTTGGTTACAGGGTGGAAGTATATTATTGGCGAACGGGTAACGGAAATGTTGGCAGAAGATGCGCCGATACCCCTTGAAGATGGCAGTATCGGTTATCTTGCCTATTTAGTGCCGCCCGAAATGACCATCAAAGATATTTGCAAAATGGACGATGACGAAAAAGACGAGTACGGGGGCTTATGGTGCGTATCAGCCGAAGGGCAAGTGTACACGCCGGAAGCATAAAATAATTTTCATAAGCCATTAAACCGCCAATAAAACGGCGGTTTTTTAGTGCCGCCAATAAAGGGGGTGATAAAGAGTGCTGTACTATGCAAGTAAAATATCTGACAACATGGCGAAAACCCCGGAAGGTTTTTTGCTTTGCCAAAATGTACCGATTGCCCGTATAGGCAAACAAGAATACTTGGGGAGCGAATTACCCATTGAGGGCGCAAGCCCCGATGACATTATTGTTGTATACCGTGACCCGGAAGATGTTTTTGCAAAATCGGCATTGGCAAGTTTTGAAGGGAAGCCCGTAACAAACGAGCATCCTTCAGATATGGTAAACCCCCAAAATGTTGACGGCATTGTTAAAGGGGTTGCCCAAAACATCCGGCAATCAGGGGATTACATGGTTGCCGATTTGCTGATTTACGATGCGCTTTTAATAGCGGAAATCGAAAACGGCAAAAGGGAAGTTTCTTGCGGCTATAAGGCGATGTATGAGGAACGGGATGGGCGTATCTGCCAAATAAACATCGAAGGGAATCATATTGCCGTTGTAGACCTTGGCAGAGCCGGGGAAAAAGTATCAATCAGGGATTCAAGCCCTGCAAAAACCGAAAGGAGAGCTAAAAAGATGAGAAAGAAGAACACAGGCGTTACGGGAGCGATTGCAAATTTGTTCCCCTATTTCAACAAAGATTCACAGCCGGACGAATTAGCCGATGTTGTAGAAGATTTGGTTGAAAAAATCAAAGAGGAAGTCGAGGAAAAAGACGGCGGCCTTCTTGATAAAGACCCCGCCAAGGCCGCCGAAAAGAAAGATGCGGTTGAAGGCGGCGAGTACGATAAAATGTATGCGCTTCTTGAAGAATTTACCAAAAAACATTCTGAACTTTTAGAGGATGTTTACAAGAAAATTGAAAACCTTGAAGCCGTGTACAAAAACGACAAAGACCCGCTTGAAAAGCTGGAAGAAGAACTTGTCGAGGAATTGACCGAAGATGGCTATGAGGAAGAAGCGGTTATCGCTGACCCCGAAACCATTAACGAACAATCCGATGACGAGTACGCCGTTGTCGAGGTTGAAGCGGTTATTGAGGATAAAGCCGGGCCGGTTATGCCGGATTCAGGCAAGCCCAAAAACCCGCTTGACAAAAATATCAAAGATGCCGCCCTTAAAGAAATTCGCAAGATGAAGCCTATTATTGCGGGCATTAAAGATGCCAAACAACGCAAAATGATGGCTGATTCTATGGCGAAAATGATTAGGGCAACGCATGGTTTGCCTTCGGCAAAGCGTACCCAAGGCGGCGGTTACGGCGGCATTGTAAGCGCAAAGCAAAGCAACGCCAAACTTCACCAAGACAGCCGCCCGAAGGCGGTTGATTATAACGAAATAGCCCAACGCCTTGAAAAAGAGCGTTTGGGCAAAAAATAAAGGAGGATTAAGCCATGAGTGCAGGAGTAGTAGGCATTAGATTACAGCTTGGTTATCCGGGTAGCCTTACCCGTAGTAGTGACGCTGTAATTCAAAATCGTGTAGCTTCAGGGGTTATTCCCTTCGGCGGCGGGGTTCTGATTAACCCTGATAACACGGTAAGCGCATTCGGTGACGGGGGCGGCGATGCCCGTTTTATTGGCTTTGCTGTACGCATCGTAAAACAGCAAATGGCAGTATTGGAATCGGTGGGTTCGTATCGTGATACGGAACTTACTGATATTTTGACAAGGGGCAGTATTGCTGTATCGTTTAGAGGAACTGGAACGCCAACGGCGGCGGGTTCTTTGTATATCAGAACTGCCCTTAACGCCGCATTCCCCAACGCACAAATCGGGGATGTTGAAGCCGTTGCAGACGGTACAAACAACGTACTGATTAGCAACGTAAGATTTACCACGGGTATTGTGCAAGATGGGCTTGTGGAAGTAACTGTAACAGAAAGGAGAATCTAACAATGGAAGTCTTAAAAGGCAATCAATTAGGCGGTGGCGGGAATGTGCCTGTTATTAAAGGCAATTTCCAAAATGGCGGCGGGCATTATATGAACGATTCAGCCATTGCATCCGGGCTTGCATTTCTTAACGGTGAGTTGGAAAAACGTGACCCCAAACTTTTAGAACCGCTTACTTCAACCACTTGGCCCCGTGACATTGCCGTTGCGATGGGCGGCGGTTGGGTTGAACACGTTACAAATTACGCCGTGAATTATGCCGATGTTGGCGGCGGTGAAAATGGCTTGGGTAGGGGGCAAACAACGGAAATCCCCGCAATCCAAGTTGATACCGCTAAAGATTGGTGGGATGTGTTTACCTTCTTGCGTAAACTCCATGTTCCGCTTGTAGACCAAGCCCTTCTTCGCACGGCGGGCAGAAGCCTTGATGAAATGATGACAAAGGGTTTGCACTTGTCTTATGACAAAACCATTGACGAAAATGTTTACGTTGGTTTTGCAAGGCTTGGCACTTCCGGCATCGTAAATAACCCGAATGTTCTTGCATCCATTGTGCCCGCCGGAACAAGCGGCGGCACAACTTGGGCAACGAAAACCGCCCGTGAAATTTTGGACGATATAAACCGGGTTATCAACGAAACTTGGACGCAAAGCGAATATGACTTGCAAGGCATGGCGAATCATATTTTGATACCGCCTGACCAATATACTTTGCTTGTTAGCCGCATTGTAAGCGAAGCGGGCGATAGAAGTTTGCTGACCTTCCTTTTGGAAAACAATATCGGGCGCAATCAGGGCATCGAAATTGCAATCTTCCCTTCCCGTTGGTGTATTGGCGCAGGGGTTGGCAATACTGACCGCATGGTTGCATATGCAAACAACCGTGATACCATCGAATTTGATATGACGGTACCTTTGACCCGCACAATTACACAGCCAAGCGCAGAACATCACGCTTATATTTCCACTTATGCGGCGCAATTTTCCGAAGTGAAATTTAAGCGTTTACAGCCCGTGGCATACTATGACGGTATTTAGGAAGGAGATTAACCATGTTTGTTATATCGAAAAAAGCATTGCGTTTTGTCAAGCGTGACAAAGACAAAGCGGCGGTTGATACCCGCATTGTAAGGTCGGGTATTATGACCCAACTTCCCGAATGGGTAAAAAGCGATGAGTTGTTCAAACTTGCCGAAAAGGAAGGTTCAATAACTTTCGTTGACCATCAAAAAAATACCCGTGTTGGAGATGTGCCGGATAATGGCGGCGAATCGAAACTTGATACCCCGGTAACAGGTGAAACAGATGACCCCCTGAAAAATGACGGCGGCGAAGATGTTAAATTTTTGACCCCCGATGAGGTTAGCAAAATGGATAGACCCGCATTAAGGGAATATGCCGCTAAAATCGGTGTTGAAGGTATTCCCAACAACATAACCGATGCTAACCTTGTCCTTCGGATTAACGAATTTATTGCCGCTAAAGCCAAGGGGGATTAAAAGGGGGTAGACCTATGCGGCATCCTACTATTCCCCGTGTTATAGGGTTATTGGCGCAAGGCGGTAACGGTGAAGGGAATCCCCCATATACTGAAGAGGATTTTTACGCCTTTTACCCGCAATTTTTTTACCCCCCGGAAGAAGTGCCGGATGGTCAAGAGCCGGGGCCGCCTGTCCCCTTAGTGCCGATGGTGTTTTTGGAAGAAATAATCAAGCTGGCCCACGATACCATAATCTATTCCTTATGGCGTAGTTTATGGAAAACATGTATGGGCTTATTTATTGCCCATTTTTTGGCCCTTTACTTGCAGACAGCCGATGACCCGTTAGCGGATGAAGTTGGACTTGTGGCTTCAAAATCGGTTGATGGTGTTTCGGTAAGTTTCAACAATAACGCAATAACCGCTGACATGGAAGGGTTCGGCATGTTCAAGGCTACAACCTTCGGGGAACAGCTTGTAACTTTTGCAAAAATGCTAGGAATAGGTGGCTTGTATGTGAGGTGATAGCCGTGTTTAACATTACAGCAAATGTAAAAGAAGATGATGCGGCATTACAAGCAATGCAAGCGGCTATGAAGGAACTGGAAAATACCCAAGTGCTGGTAGGCATCCCGGAAGATGAAAATATGCGGCAAGAAGGCCAAATCAATAACGCCGCCTTGCTTTATATCCATACCAACGGAAGCCCACAGCAAGGCATACCCGCCCGCCCCGTTCTTGAACCAGCGTTCGAAAACAACAAAGAGCGATTGGGGGAATTGATGGGCCGTGCGACAAAGGCGGCGATGGACGGCGATACAGCCGGGATGTCCCAAGCGTTAAGCAGGGCCGGATTAGCTGGACAAAACGCCGCAGAGGATTGGTTCACGAATCCAAGCAATGATTTTACCCCGTTGAAGCCTGAAACAGCCCGCCGCAAAAAGAAAAAGGGTTCCGATGTCGAACGCCCGTTGATTGATACGGGCCAATTGCGTAACGCAATAACTTATGTTGTGAGGGATAAAGATGGGTAGAATCAATGTTAGCCGCTTGATGAATGACCCCGCCTTTTCGAGCCATTACACGGTGAAACGCCGGAAGGG